CAGTTTAAAGCATTTGCTGATAACGCCCAGCAAAAACAAAATCGCGGAGAAGAACTATCAGACTATGAACGCCTGCTACTTCTTGCCCCGCGACCTACCGTAGAGTCATCTGGGTTATATGGTCTTGGGCACATCTTAGCTAAAGAGCTTGCCCGTTCGTTAAAGCCTTAACGCTTATCTCCTGACCCACTAATTACACCACGTTCCAAACGTGATTGTAACTTCTCAATATTCTGCTTAGCTATAGTGTTAAGCGGGATGCCTAAATCAGAAGCTAGTGCAGAGCAGTACCAAAGAACATCGCCAATTTCTGCGGCGATTAATTCCTTCCAGTCGGCAGGAAGTTTCTCTGGTCCGTCTCTCACTAGCTTTTTTACTTTGTTAGCTACCTCACCAGCCTCCCCTGTCAACCCTAGTGCAGGGTACAGCAGGCTAACCTCTGCTCTATAGATAGCAGTAGTCTTACAGAAGTTCTGATACTCTTTGAACGTCATAGTATTTTTATCCATGTAAGCCTTAGCTTCCTCTTCTATACGCACTGACCTTCTCCAGATTCTCAAAGTAGGCTTTGTTATAGCCCCGATGCCACTCCTTAGCCTGCATAGAATTTGGCTTAAAGGGGCAACTAGTAACGATGATAGTTTCGTCATTGATCCTTCGTGTCCACTGTTTTGTGTGTCGGAAAGCGTTGTAGCCTGCTTCAAACTGTATTCTTAAAGGTGGTAATTCGTTGTTTCGTTTAGTGTATCTTTGATTCTTCAAGACCTAAAGTATCCCTTAACTTATTAATTTTTACGTTATAACAGTTGGCCCGTATGCGAAAACCATTTGTACTGTCTATAGTGCCCTTTAACATAAACTCTGCTTCGTCAAAGTAATCTGTCTTACTAATAATACCTAAGTACCAGCCAGCAGAATAGTCATTAAGTACACGCACAAAAGCATAGGCATCGCACTTTTGTTTAGTATTGTATGCTGCTACAGAACAGTCGTATTCTGGGAGAGGTTTAACACTAGTTCGTTTTGTCTTAACGTCTACTGTAGTGCCATCCTCTAGAATAATATCATAATCATATGAGTTATTCCACTGACCCCCTAGAACACGATGTGCAACTTGCTCACCTACAAAGCCAACAAGGTTCCCCTCCCCATTCACAATAGAGTTACGTAATTTACCTAGCTCTTGTGATTTGGCTTGAGCTTCGAGCATCATAGGGGGAGATATCTTAACTTCTTGCATATTATCTACTCGTTATGTCCACAACTTCGCATACACCTGCGGTGCAGGCAAGCTCTTGTGATCCAGTTGTGTTGTCCTCTCTTTCATACTCCCTTAGAAGCGACCAGTCAAGGTTTTCTGGCATGGCCTCTGCTAGCAGCAGGTAGTTAGCTGTGTCGCAATCTTGGTAGGGCGCTTGTTTGTACGAGTGGTCAGAGTGTGGCAGAAAACTAATCCCCGAAATAGTATCGAAGTTATTAAATACCCAATCACCTACCTGTAGCCACTCTTCCTCTCGTACACTAACAGTGATACTTGGTTTATGCTCACACCAATGTTCCTGATACGAGAGCCACAACTCTAAGTGCTCTAGCGCTGTCATGTCATTTCTACATACTGCCTTGTCAGGCGACTTTACAGGAAATGAAAATACAGTAGCAGATTCAGGGCGCATAAAATCAGGTTCAGCAGGAACCCCAGCATCCTTTAAAAACTCCGTCATTGGATCTTTATTATCAGCCCTTACTGTGCGTATGTAGTAAGGATTGTGACGAGCATGAATACCACTAGCGCTATCAACCAATTGGCTAACCGTACCACTAGGTTTAACACACGTGATAGCAGCGCTCTGATTAATGCCCAACATCTGTGACACTTCTTTGTTGACCTCAACGGCTACCTCCCGCAACACCCGTAGTGTACTTTCTAGTTTTTCTTTACCTAGCTTACCATTAGTTAGCTCATTATCCATGATGCCAGTTAAACTTACACCAAGCAGACGCTCTTCTTCTGTGTTCTTTTTCCAGATAGAGCGTAGGTATTTAAAGTCAGTTAGACATGACTGGAACGTACCCAGCATAGTAGCTTGTGCTACCTTGCCTTTAAGACTTTCGATAGTGTCTTCTGCACGCACAACCACTTCTGATAAATTACAAAATTGATATGGGCGTAGTATGATCTCGCTACAAGGATTAGTGCCCCAACGTATCTTTTTAGTTTGGGCTTCGTCACTATAGTTAGTCCGGCGACCATTTTTGTCTACCTGTCTTTCTGCTGCTTGTCTATTAAACATACCCCGCTCACCTGACTTACTCTCGTAGAGAGAGTACCATTCAGAAAAGAATACATCCATAGAAGGTTTTTCTTTATACGCCACAGAGTTGTTAGCTAGCGAGCGTTGCGCTTCGTTGACCCACCACTCTCCAGACTTTGCTTTACGCATAGAGGTATCATTAAGATTAGACAGAGAGATAAGAGCGCTACGACGAACACCCCCGACAACAACAATCTCTCCAATCTTGCACATAATATCATGTGCTTCGAGCGGATGTAGGCGACGGCCTGCTGCACCCTTAAACTTAGATACCACAAAATTAAACAAATCCTCAAGTGGTTCAGGGCCACTAGCCCTACCACCAAAAGTTTTAAGTCGTGCACCTGCTGGGCGTACCTTTGAGACATCCCACTGAGGGATCTGACCTGCATACAGACAGGCTATTAGCTCCCTAAGAGCCTTGCACCACCCCGCCTTGCTGTCTTCTACTGCAATAACCGTGTTACTATCGTGCAAGTCCTCTTCTACAACAGGTAGTCGGTCCACGCTCTCACGCTCAACAGAGAAGCCAACACCTGTACCGCACATTAGCACGTACATAGCCTCATCAAATGAGCGGGGCGAGTCTACTGGTAGATAAGAGCAGTTATAGGCACCTACGTGACAGCGCTCCAATGCTGGGCCAGCCGTCATCATAGCTCTCATAGAAGGCATAACGTCTAGTGTAAGAACAGACTTCTGTAGGTCAGCTACTTTGCTGGTGACATCTACGCTGAAGTTGTCTTTAATGTAGCGGGCGAGATAGCCAAAGTATCTATCCACCGTTTCATCCCACGTCTCACGACGCTGCTCATTTTCTTTCCACCTAGCGTAGCGGGAAAGGGCAATAAAATTTTGATAGTCTGTTGGGAGTGTCGTCATTGTTCGTTTCTCTTTTCCATTATTTATGTTTCAAATTTAGCTACTAGTTTATTTAGATACCACTGCGCTTTTAGTAAATCTTTTACAGGAATATCTGCGTGCTTGTGCTTATATCGGCCAATGTACTTTAGCACATTACCCTTGAGGTAGCCTTCGTATTCCTCTTCCGTCAAGGAGTTACGAATCATATCAATAGTTTCCATGCCTCCCGTGTTATAGTGTGGGGGCTTGTTGACTTCTTCATCTAGTTTCATAACTAAGTATCCTACCACTATCTTGTAAAGTTTAACTTTATAACATTACCAGTGACGGATTCAACAGTAGGTTTAACTGGGGGTTCCAGCATGTACTCTGAAGTCTCCTGTCCGTAGACAACATCCTCTGCCAATTCCTTAATATACTCATGTTCTTCGTACAGAACCAATGAAGCTGCCATCATTGATCCCACATTAGACAGCATTGTTTTCCCCTCTTCGTCTAACCCAACTTGATCAGGACATATCATAGTGACCTCAATGTCGCCATCCCATTTACCTTTGACGACGTTGACGGGCTTCAGTTTTATGTAGATTGAATCTACAGAGAGAACTTCTTTTACCGTTGTCATAGCTTTTTCTTCTTCTCTTCAGGGAAGGGGATAAACGAAGAGACTACCTCTTTCTTTAAGATCAAGTCAATCTCTTTTGATGGCTCGTCTAACCATTCGGATGGTATAGTGGTGTCGCTATATAGAAAGCCATGCTTGTCACACCATTCTGCATACGTGGACTTTGCTCCTTTCGATAGTTTAGCACTGCTCTTTGTAAAAACAAATCGAATGTCTAAGGTCGGGTGCTGCCTCTGGATGAAGAGATGTTTCCGTCGATCTGCTGTTACGAAGCGTCCCTTAGTTTCTATGATAATATTGTTATGCAGCACAAAGTCGGGAGTATACGTGCGGTAAGCAAGGTCTTCCCATTCAATCTTAACCTTTTCATATAAGAAGGGCCGGGTGTCTAGCGATAACTCTTGCGCAATCGCTAGCTCAAGCCCCGACCTGAACCCGTATTTTTGGGCGGTACGTCTTTTAGATGATGCCATGATCCATGCTTTAAACCGCTACGTGAGTGTAGTCAACATCGGGAGGGTTCCTAGCGGAAGAAGGAATGGAGGGTAACGTCTGCAACTCTGGCCAGCAGTCTCTCTTAAAGTCACAGAAGCGGCAGTTAACTCCTAGTATCTTGTTGCCTGTGGCCTTACTCCTAAAGGTTTCATTAACAGGTTCGAAGTCCCTCTCGAACTCATTAGCCTCTAGTCTTTTTAGCTTAGCCTCAATCTCTGCTAGTGTTTTATCAACGTCTAGTGTATTAGCAGTCACATATTTAAACTGCCCATTCGCCTTGTTGATAACCCACCAACCACCTACTTTTTTATTAGCTGCCTTTGCATAACCTACAAGCTGGCCGACATATCCAAACGGATCACTGTCAGTGACAGACTGAATGGAGTCAAACTTATGGGTATAGGAGTAAGGCGAAGCCGACTTGATGTCGTCTACTGCGCCGTTTATACTAAGGTCCGTCGTACCATTAATCTGTGTGCCGTCTGAAAGTTTCAGGGTTACATTCTCACTACCTTCGTAGTTAACGCCTGCTTCTGTAAGTAGGCCCTTAAACACAGCCTCTACGATGTCACCCATCATCATGTTTAAGATGAAGTTATAGGATTTACCTTCAGCTACGTCGGGTTTATTCTTAGCATACCAAAGTTGGCAGTAGGGCCTCCCGATGTTAGACATTCTAACACGGAAGGCATTCCTACTTTCACCTCTGAACTGCTTAAATAGTGCTTCCCTTACATCGGAGACAATCTGCTCTATCGTATCTTCAGACACTTTAGCACTGCCATCCCCTAACTTAGAGAGAAGCATATGCAAAGTTAGTTCAGAGGCGTGGTTCATCAGGCGGCTGCTTCTTCTACGTTTAGGAAGCCGTCCAACAATGCGGATTGCCCCGCCGTTACATCTTCTTTAAGGGCATTCTCACTCCACTGACGTTCAACATATGTGTTGTAGTTATTTACCCACTCGATAAAGTCAGCAAAGGTTTGCTGGTCTTCATCTGTAATCTCCAACTTTGAAGACATGTCAAGTGTTAGTTTGGGTAGATAGAAGAACTCCCCATTAGGTAGGTCTCTCTGTGTTGCCCCCACATCAATACGACGATGCAGTGGTAGTTCCTTCTTAGAGAAGAGGGTTCGAAAGGGAATGCTGCTATCTTTAAAGGCATCCCTGTTATCAATCTCCCAGATAATAGGGATATCTGGTTCAAGGTCTACAGGTTCGCCATCCTTATTCACTACCCCCTCTAGGGTTACAGTGCCCAAGATAGCCCGCGTCCTCTTAATCTGCTTGATGAGGCTCTTCATACTATCAGGAACCTGATCCCAGTCCTTGATGTAACCCGCAGGCTTACCACAGTTAAAACCTCCCTCAGTGTCCTTTAGATCACCGTTCAGATCGTTGGCCATGCCTGTCTTGATAAACTTGTTAGGCTCATCCCCACTGCCTCGTACAAAGCGTTTATACATAACCCTCTGTAGGTAAGGACGCAGAGATGCAGACTGTGCATAAACCGTTTCGCGGGTGTCTGGGTCTTCTAGTTTAATGCTACCGCCTTCGACGATCTCCACATTAACTTTTTTACCCTTGATATCTTGCTTTCCAATGATAGCCTTTTGCTGCAATCCTAGCCTGTGAAGGCTGCTGCTTTTAGTTTCAACAGCAGGCATGGATAGGTCCATACCCGCAGCTTTAGCCATATCGGCGAAGTTCGTGCTGTTTAGCGTTGTCAATTCTGTCATGTCATGCTCCATTAAAAGATTGGGTGTTATATCACCCGACATCTTTTGTGTCAAGCCAATTCGGCCCTATTTTAGCCTCAAGCAAAAGAGGGACATTAAAGTCTATATCCCATCTATTATCGATGATACGCTTCAGGTTGTGGTTGGTCTCTTGTATCACGAATAGAGCATCGTCTACCTCCTCTGGGTGTATGTCAAGAACAATCGAATCGTGCACGGTATTTACGATACAGGTGTTCAGCCCTTCTAGCCACTCCTCTATGTAAATTAAAACCAATGGTACTATGTCGGCAGTAGCAAAGGATTGCACGGGGTAGTTTTTAATCTGTGTAAAGAACGTAGGGGTTCCGTTGGCTCTCCTTTCTATGTGGGGAAAGGCAAATTGCCTGCCCGATGGTGTGGTTATGTAACCAGTAGTTAACGCTTCTTTCGCCAACCTAGTATGCCACTTAGCTATGCCTTTGTACTTCTCTATGAAGTGTGTGTAGTAACGTGCTTCACTAGGCGTTCTACCATAGCCAGTAGCCCCATATAGAGGGGCGAAGGTATGTGCTTTAGCTTCTTGCCTGCTGGTTGGTTGACCTGCATCAGAGATAACCTTAGCAGTGTACGAGTGTACATCAAAGCCGTTAGCTACCTCGTTGATAGCTATCTCATCTTGAGACAAGAACGCTGCTACCCTGAACTCTAACTGTGCAAAGTCAGCCTCCAGTATGCGGCCACCTTCCCAACGAGATACAAAACAGCGCTTGACGGGGAACGTACCTCCGCGTGGCATGTTCTGCATGTTAGGATTGCGCCCTGAGAAACGGCCAGTAGATGTCACGGCTTGTGTCAGTTGCACGTGTAGCTTACCATCCTGCTTCCTGTATGAATTAATACCCTCAACAAAAGAGGATAGGTAGGTTTCAACAGCACTCAAGCGTTTAACTTTACTAAGAAAAGACTGCGCTGCCTCGTTGCCAAGACTAGTGGCTGTGCCCTCAAGCTTAGTTAAGTCACCCTTGTTAGTGCTAAACCCGTTAGCTGTAACCCACTTAGCGTTGGGGGGATTAAACTTTAACCCAGCAATCTCCCTTGTAGGTGTGTATATGTAGCCTTCGCCACCACAGTTTGTACATTTTGTGGGCTTGGCAAAGGGCTGACCATTCTTTTTAGTTTTGCGTGTCTTACCGCTACCATAACAATGTGTACACAGTTTTGCCTTGTGCTTG